TCGTCATGTTTAGCCATTTTTAGCTCCTACGTTGTAACTATTGTAACTGTACCCACTTGTACGTTTGGAATCAAATAGTTTTGCGTCAAAACTGCATCAAAACTACTGGCTCCGCCAACTGGATTCCAACCCCACTGAAAAACTCTACTGCCGCCGCCAATACTTCCATCAGCAGTCACGCCAGAAGCGTAATAGGTGGTGTCAGGGCGCGGATCTCGCAGTCCTTGTGGGTCATCTACAGGGTACATGCCCAATTGCAACTGAGGCTGATCTGGGTCCCAGCAAGAGGGGCATACCAATATGTTGTAATTCTTGGTTTTAATGATCTCTTTTCTTAAAACCGTCAACTTATATTGAAACCCGCAACGATCACACTCCGCAATCGCATTCTTACCAGAGGCAAACCTGTTGCCCATGATCAGTAACTCCCGCCTATGTACATCCTGCGTGGCACAAAACGCACCGCCGCCTTCTCATGATCTTCACCAGCTGCCAATTCCCAAGCCTCATCGTATTGAGACTTCAAAATTGGTAATCTTTCCAGCGCATTTGGTACTTTTAACGCCATGTAATAGGACAGTCCAGCCACCAAGCATGGAACAAATCTAAATGGCACGTCAGCAATGTTGGTACCGCCGCCCATATCCTGGACGCGGCGCATTCTCCAGTACACAAACTGGTAAACCTGCGATGAATCAGGGGTTGGCCACACGGTAATACTGTTCTTCTGCGACAAAATGACTGCAATTCCAGCGTTGTGTGTAGCAGCTGTGGTGTTTCCTTGGCCGCGAGTGCAGTTCAAGAGGTAAGCAGGGTTTCCATTTGCAGCTGGCTGGAGCTCGTTGTACCCAATCAGCTCGGAATCGAGCTTAATAAAACCAGCATTTGGTAGTCCATTGAGGGTACTAACGGCAATCGAGGTGTCCGTTGTGCCAACAGCGGAATATACAGTGGCAGCAGTGACTTGATCATTGGCTGAAAGACGCTGAATCCATACTTGGATAGGGCGCCCTTGAATAAGTTTGTTTGGAATGGTCGCATAAGTTGAAACACTGATGCGTGTAATTGTTAAATCGGCCTGGTTGTTGGCCACATTTTGTTGCGTTCTAATAACGTGTTCAAGCAAATCAACTGTATCGTCAGGCAATGCGTATGTGGGCTGTCCAGGAACCAATGTAATGGCGTCTTGCTCAAACGTCCACATGTTGATGCCACGGTTGGCCCAATCGGCAAAGAGTAAATTCAATGACCGACGGGCCGTCCTAACATCATATCCCGAACGGGATTCGCCACCGCAACGCTCAAAAGCCTCCTCGACTAACTCGGGAAGCTGTAGATTGAACGCTGCAACGCCGGATGTTGTTGCCATTTACTTGTCTTCAGTATTGGTACTATTACCAGCAGTTACTTCCGCAGGTGCTTCAACAGCAACAGGAGCAGGATCAATAGCGACAACAGGTGCAGGAGTCTCAACGACAGGTTCATTGGCTTTGCTCATAAAAGCAGCAAACTTTTCTAAGAGCTTGTGCTCGTAACCAGAAATAGAATGTCCGGCTTCGCTTAAAAAGCTAACGATTTCATTTTTCATTTTGCGGCTTTCATATTGTCAATTAAGTTGGGGTAGGGACGCCCTGCCTTTTTGGCTGATGCTTTCGCGGCAGCTTTCTTGGCTGGGCTCAAGTGTTTGTGTTTTTTCTTGGGGTTTGGTGTATTCCACACTGCTCCCCCTTTAGCATACACATCTACATCGTTTGGTTTATCCTTGCGATGTATTACCTTTTTACCAGGCATTTTTGACGGGTTAATGTCACCCATACCCCTACTAGCCATCATTTGTACATCCCACCTTTGCAGGCTACGATTGTGCCTTTGGTATGGCCGCGCTCGCAGCAACCATCAGCACGCTCATGTGCTCGGTGAGTCATGCCACCTTTTTTCATACCACCGGGACGACGCGCTGCTAACATTGGATTAACAGGCATACGTCCAGCCATAGGAGCTGCAACAGTAGGTGCAGCCATCGCATTACGCATTCTTGGCATCATTGGCATGATTAACTCCTTAACCGGCGTGTTTTTGGTGCTTGTGCATGTGCTCTACAACTTCATGGTGCAGCTTGTGGCCAGCAGCATGTTCTTTGTAGTGATGATGGTGATGAACGTGACCACCAGCCTCGTGCTCCTTCATGTGATGCACATGGTGCTTGTGCTCATGTGGATGCTCATGACCAGCTGGGTGAACGTGCTTGTCGTGCTCGTGATGTTTGCTGTGCATGGTATGCCTCACTTTTTGTGATGATGTTTAGCAGCTCCGCCGCGCTTCATACCAGTTGTAGAACCAGCCATCTTAGGCATCATGGCCTTTGTATGACCGCGCTCTTGAACTGAGTGCTCGCCGTGCTTTTTAATTCCGCCTTCTTTGACTTTGCCCATCTTGGCTGTAGTCATGCCGCGCTTTTCTTCAGTGCCGTGCATACCAGTAACTTCACCGCCTTTGGCGTAAGCTTTGTGATGTGCTGTACCACCGTGTTTCATCGCTTCTTTCAAGTGATGATGAGCCATCTTCATATGATGATGATGCATTTCGTGTTTCTTTTCCATATCTCCACCTTGTTTAAATGTGCGGCCTTTGTCCGCTTTACTGAACTCCTGCCCCACACTTTGAGGGACCCCTACTTTCTTGGAAAAAGATGGACTGTGAGCCACCACCTCCATGAAATTGTGCTGCTTTTTGCTAACTGACGGCATGTGCGCTCTCCATCAATCTATCAATCTTGCTTTCCAGACGATCCAACCGGTCCAGAACTCTGTTTATATCGGCATGGACTTCTGCTCTGCTCACATACTCTTTGCCAATCTCTTCCCGAGTCTTGTTCAGCAAAATAGTTACGCGTTGCAATTCTGCTGATTTCTCTCTCAACACCCAGCCTAGCAAGGCGACAAGTAAGGAGAGAACCGCATTCCATATCGTCGAGTCCATTATAAGTATCTGCCTTTGGTGTGTCCACGCTCGGCAATTCCGTCTGCTCTGTGATGAGCTGATCCGCCTTTGGCGTGATGCTTAACGTGATGTTTGACTTTCCCGCCATGCTTCTTACCCATACTTTGACTGGCTTCATTGTAGGCCGCCTCGTTTTGAGCTTGCTCTTTTTGCTCTTGACGTTCTTTTTCCATCTCATAACGCTGTGAAGGCGTTACATACGTTTCATCGGGCTCGTCGGTACGTTGTGGGTTTACAAAACCTCTACCAGCTCCAGCATTTTTTGTAGCCATGTTAAACCATCCTGCCTTTAGTGTGTCCTCTTACAGCGCAGCCATCGGCACATTTCCAAACGCGCAAACTCTTATTGATTCTGCTGTTGGGGTCGTTGGCTGTTTTTGCTGACGTCAATTTCTTTTTCATACCTTCCATCCTGGCACAGAAGGATTTCTTCCTTGATCCGCCCTCTGGTTGGGGAGCTTTTAAATTCATCCCCTCCTTCTTTGCGGATGCCCGACCCTTGGCGTTTAAGCCACCGTTCGGATTCTTCCCTTCTTTGCGTTGCCATGCTGGAGTGCTCATGATTAACCATTCAAAATCAAATAGCCCTCTTGCGAAACCGTTAAGGCCGCAGTACCGGTACTGGCTTTTGCTTGCAATTGGATGTCCGTTTTTTCCGCCACAGCTCTGGGCATGACCCGTTGCGTATGGTAGTTATTTGTAAACGGAGCAATGATCGTAACAGTGGATACACCAGTGTTAGTTGTTTGGTAATTTTGATACGTCGCAAAACCAGCAGGATTAGCATTCAAGCTAGTATTGATGTCAATACGGCTTAAATAAAACGTATAGCCCGCAGGGACGGTATAGATGCCCATCAAAGTGCGACCGTTGCCAGCTAAAATTTCCGCATACAAAGTTGTATCAGATGTATCTTTTAGCGTGATGTTACCAGTGGGTGCGCCGGTGGTTACTGACATGCTATTGATACGAAAGTACGATTTCACTGTAGTCACAGCGGTCGTTCCGTTCAACTTTATAGTTTCAGAAATTTGGTTATAGTTTGCATCCAGCCCATTGATAAGAACAAACGTATTTGTTTTGTCATCGCCACTGTTAACAGAACTAGCAACGTGCATTTGAATTGCAGACGATGGAAAAGTGTAGGTGGTATTGCCTTCCCACACAGGAACAAACGATGTGCCTACTGCTGATTGATAGCCATAAATGTTTAGGACACTATGTCCGTAAATTTGGCCACGCGCAACCTGTAAATCAAACGGTTCGTAAAGCGCTTGTCTTGTAATTGAATTAACGATGTTGCCCGTGCTGGGTACACCATTTGGACTTTGTGCCATAAATAATCTCCTTAATTAAAGACGGGGGCCGAAGCCCCCAGAAGATCAGTCGAAGTTACCGTAGGGGTAAGTTGTCAAGTTGCCGATGTTATTATCGGGCTGGCTGTAACGCAAAGTCCAGTTCACTTGTCCTGTAATTGCTGTAGCAGACAACAGATTGGTTCCAACCAAAGCAACGGTCAAAACAACTTGTGACAAGTTAGGCTGTGTACCGCCTTGGTAAATGTCAGTTGAAGTGGCTGATTGATTGATGATCTGTGTGCCAGTGAAAGTGGACAACGTTTGACGGCCAACGGCGTTATTTGTCAACGCGGCAGTCTGCATGTACGCGGCTGTACCAGCGGCGGCAGTGTAGTTGTTTGAAACCAAGAACTGTACGCTGGTCAAAGAAGCGGTGCCACCTGCGACTGCAAATACAGTAGCAATATCAATAAATGTGTCGTCTAAGTCTGCGCCTGTAGGCAAATAGAAAACCGCACCGCGATAAATGTTTGTGTTTGTATCAGCAGGAATTGTTTGTGCCGTTGGTGTGGCAGTTGCTGATGGTACAAAAACTGTAGCGGGTAGATTGGGGATGGTGTTTGATGTTACAAACTGGCCAGAGCTACCAGCAAAAGTGGGGGTGCCGTTAACGGCATTTGAAACATCTAGGTCAGCGTTCTGAACCAAGACAGAATAGCCTACGTTGCGTAGTGGGCCAAAACGGTTGTCGCCCGATAGAATTGGGCCTTCGAAGGTGCTGCGTGCCATGATAATTCCTCTGCAATAAGTAGTATGCCAATTGATTGCACATGACCCCTAGGCGGGCTGGCGGCATACATGAAATCCTAGATGTTTTTAATATACACTACTTTGAATTAAAGTCAAGGGGTAAATTTTGTTTGTTTTTTCATGTTCTCAACTCCTCTAATAATTTGTAAATTTGATGGAACATGTAAGCCTGAAACAATTTTTCCTCGCAATGGAACGATATGGTCAACATGCCAAGATTCGCCTGATTCCCGAGTGCGCATAGCTGCAACTTGATAAATGCATTTTATTTTTAATAAATCAAATGGCGTTAACCATGATGGTGTTCTTTGTAATTTTGCAGCTCGGCGTCTATTATTTTTTGCGACCGCCTTTCCTGGATTTGCTTTGTCCCAAGCCAAACTTGCTTTTTTTTGTTTGTCTGGATTTTCTTTATATCGTTTAGCAGTTGCAGCTTTTATTTTGTCTGGATTTGCTGCCGCCCAAGCGGCCCAAGCAGCCCTTGCTTTTTCTAAATTAGCCTTGCGCCACTTAGCGTTTGCGGCTTTTTTCTTTAATGGGTCTCTTGTGGTCATGCGTATTTATATCATAAAAAAGGGCCCCTTTTGAGGGCCCTTCCAAACAAGCTTTTACGCCTGATTTGATTAGTAAGAAGCGTATGCGCCGAGTGGATCGGAATAGCCAAAGCTATAACGCTCACGGGCTTTGTAACGCACGTTGCCGGTGTCGAAGTCCCCGTCCATTGAATTCTGGAGAGGTGTACGTTCGAAGTGCTTGAGGCCGTTAGGCACGTCAGTGATCAAGAACCATGCATTGGGCGCTGTCAAGAAGTGGTTGACAGTGTAGCCTTCAGGAATTGAACCGTTGTTCTTCAATGCGTTAATGTCGTTGTTGTTTGTACCAACGCGCAACTCGGTCTCTAAGAGGCGAGTAGCAACGAACATCAATGCTGGAGGAACGATCAATTTCTTGGGACGTGCAGCGATCAAAAGGCCACGCTCGTCTGTCCATGCTGCGATTTGAATAACGGCATTCTCAAGAGAAGTCTCATTCAAGTCAGCAGGAGTTGTGGGCGTATTGGCATTAGTGCCACCAGAAACCAAGGGGTGAGCTGTAGAGAACAAAGACACGCCATCACCGCCAACGACGGTGGGGTTAAAGCCATTGTTCAATACGGCAGCTGCCTTAACTTGCTTGGTATAAGCCATAGCGCGGGCCAAGCCTTTGGTGTAGCGAGCAGACAAGCTGTCGTACAAGTTATCCTCAATCGCCTCTTCAGTGATTGAGAATCCAAGAGCAATGGTCTCGTGGTTATAACGAGCTGTGAAGGCTTCTTGTGCGTTGTCATAAGACAATGCTGTGCCCTCAGCTTTGACTGGAGCAGCAGAGAAACCAGACAATTTGGTCTCTTCTTCAAAGCTACGCTCAGATTTCTCTGTTTCGTAGATTTCTTTGTGCTCTTCGCCGTAACGTGCATACTCCAAACCGAACAAAGCGTTCAAGCCTGGGAGCAGCTCTTTCAATAGTTGTGCGCGTGAAATAGCCATTTATGTGCTCCTTAATTAAACGCCAGTGCCATTAGTCATACCCTGGAAACCTTGGTTCCATACGACTAATGCTTCGGGATAACCTACAAAAGCCACTGAAGAACCAGCAGCCAACGTTACTGCGCTGTTAACAGTCACAGTAGTTCCAGACACTGTAACAACATAAATGTAGTTACCTTGTGCAGAGCCTGTGCCGTTTGGAGCGATCAGTTGCATACCAGGTTGAATAGCTGTATTAGCAGCAGTCAATGTCACAGTTGTGCTTGAACCAGAAGTAGAAGCAGTAGCTGAAACGGTAACGGCTGTGTCTTGTACAACGCCAACAACGCGGAAAGGCAATCCTGATGTAACGCGAGTGTTACCAGAAGTACCAGAGCTAACAACACCACCAGAGATGGCCATTGCTGAATCACCAGTGATGGTGCTACCTGTACCGCCAGTGATAGCGTATACATTGGTGCCAATGAATGTTGGGTTGATGTAGCCGATTGTAGAAGCAGTGTTAGACAAGGAAGTACCTTGAGCAACAACAGCAGCTTTGAACACGGTTCTTGGATCATCAATCACATATCCAACTGCGTAGTTAGATGATGTGCTTGCTGGCCAGTATTGACCGCGAACGATTTGGCTTGAAGAGTTTGTGTACTCTGCGCCAACGAAGATACCTAAAGTACCTGCAACTGCTGTACCGGGTGAGGATGCAGCAGACATGGTAGTGGTAACAATAGTACCACCAGACAACTGAACAATGTCGCCATTGAACAAGTTGGTAGAGTAGCCAGTAGCGATGGGATACATGCGAGTAGAACCAGCATAGGGTAAACCACCAAACTCACTGACCGCTTTAAACCCGTAAGGGGCTGAGACGATTGGGTAAGCCATTTAAGTTTCCTTTGAATTAAGAACTATCAAAATCCAGAACGGCTAGTCGTGGAGGTTCTCTCCGAAAACTTGCGCATCCTTGGATCATTGTCTTTCATGAAACTATTGTCCACTGACTCCATCTGATCTGCTGCTTGCTTGGCGTAATAACGATTGTAGGCTTCCATGTTTTCCGTGGTGTTCTTGCACAGAATCAATCCTTGGATTTCAACGTTGCCTTCGTTATTTCCTTCAATCATCAGCTCGGGATGGTCCGATGCCTTTACTGGTTCCCAGCCATCGCGTCTCATGCGAGACAAACGAGTGGTGTCGGGCTTGCCTAATAAGTGCGTCATTATGTAACGATACACATATCCAGGCTCCGGTATAGGATCCGGCAGGGTGCTCGCAGGTTTATAGTCCTTACGAACTTCCTTGTCACGGGTTTCTAGATCACGAGTTTTTTTAACATCAACCATTTTGTGCCTCCAATTTCTGTTGTTCAAGGTAATATTTCTTGGGATCAAGATTAAACTTCTTCACTAACGCAGCTTGCGTCGGAGTAAGTTGAACCTTTTTCACGCCAGTCGATCTTGACGCAGGAGCAACAACCGTTGAAGGACGCTTTGCGGCAGGTGCCGATTTTTGTTCTGGTTCACCAAATACTTCTGGGAACTTTGAACGGACGCGTGAATCTATCTGTTCATAGTATTCATCGGAACGCGGGTCTACACCCGTATTGACTAGTTTTTGATGCAGCCCTAATGCGTAGCTGGTAACTTCTTCAAACCCATTCGATCCGAACCACTGGTTTTTTGCCTGCCAGCGCAGGGATTTTTCGTCCGGTTGTACAGTTTGAGTCTGTCTAGGTTGACTTTGTACAGGAGTTTGGTCTTCCTGTAAAGGGGTAGCTCGATAATTTTTTAGATTCTCGATCTTCCATTTGGCCTCTGCTAGAGCTTCTTGAGCCGCAATAATGGCATCTGTATCGTAAGCCTCTTGAGCTTCCTTATACATTTTTCTTGCCATTACAAGGTCAGCTTCAGCCTTCTCTCGTGCGGAAGAAACAATGATCTCGCGACCTGTATTAACGTTCTTTTTGAGACTCTTGTTCTCTTCAAGAAGTTGTTGGGTCAGTCTTTCGAGCTCTTGCTTCTCACGCAAAGCCGCTTCAGCCTTACGTCTCTCGTCATGTCTGGCGTGAGTTAATTCTTTAATGCGAGCTTGAACATTCTGTGAATAGTTTGCAATCTCGTCATCTGTGGGGTCAGCAACTTCCTTGTTTAAGGGCTGTTTGCCTTTGTCCCTTTCGGGAGTGTCGTCTACGATTTCAATCTCAATTTCTTCTTCAACCTCTGGAGTTGGAGTTTCATTTTCAATTTCATCGGGAAACTTGAATTGGTCGTTCATGATTTTCCTTTATGCGCGGCTAATTCCGCGGGGATCTTGGACTACTGCATCGACTTGATCTTCGTTGATTAGACGAAACTCTTTGCCGAAGATTTTGAATCGCGTACCAGAATAAGTACGAGTTAAGATAAAGTCGCCTGGCTTACACCAAGGACCTGATGGATAACGGGTCTTATCTGTATACGCCTCTGGGCCAACTTTTAACACAAACAATACGGTTGTGGCGTGTTGTTCTTGCGCTGCAAATTGGGAGGGTCTAACCAAATCCAAGTCGGTACCGTCAATCTTGTCGGAAATGTCTGGCACTCCGCAAAGAATCTTGTAACCTGCTGGCTCTGGCAGAACGGTTGCCTTTTCTTCAGGCGTTGCATCCTCTTGTGGGGCCTCCACGGGTTGGATGGTTTCAGGCATAGAAACGCCTGGGGGGAGTATCAAATTACTCATCTTCTTCACTTTCTTTAAGCAGGTCAAGTAAATAACGCTCTGCGATGGCTAGACCCGAAATAACACCGCAAAGTTTTTGGTACTCTTCAAAAGAGCGACACGCACCACCAGCCATATCATCGGCATAGTTGTTCATGTCAGTTCGTATTTTCTCGCGCAATACGTTAGCGAATTGATCTATCATTCTTTAGTTGGCTCATTTGGTTGATTGCGATTGAGGGCAGCTTGCCTCAACGAGTTTGCGCGGTTTTCCGCGTTTTCATGGATGTCCTTCAAAACCTGCATGGAGTTTTGCTGGGCTTCATGATTGATTTGAGCTTTGCTTTTTGCAATGTCAATTCCAGCCTTCAATCCGGCTTGCTGTTCTTGACTTGCTACTCTGTGTTGGTCACGTCTAATCCCGGCTCCAACCTTCATGGATTCGAGCTTTAGATTTCCACCAACCTTCTCTTGCTCAAGTTGTACTTTTGCCATCGCAACAGCTGATTCAGATGCAGCTTTAGCTTTTGCAAGTTGCTGTTTCTGCGCCGCAAGTTGTGCATCAAGCTGCAATTTTTGCGCTTTGATCTGGACTTCTTGCTGAGCAATTTGCAATTCCTGTTGTTGCATTTGCAATACAGGATCTTGTGCTTGCTGTTGGGCCTGCTGTTGAGCGGCCAATGCCTGGTGTTGCTGGGCTGCTTGCTGAGCGGCTTGGGCCATCATGCCTGACAATGCAGTCTCGAGTTGAGGAGACATCTTCTCGTCTTCGGGAGGCAATGCCATTCCGAGCTGTTCCTCGATATTCTGACGATACAAGAATCCAGCGTGCTCGGCCATGTGAGCCTGAAGAGCCGCCATGATTTGGTTGGCCTGGGGATTCTGTCCAATGATGGCCATGATCATTGGGTCTTGCATCATAGACTGATGGACCGCAATGTGAGCTTGGTGGTTTTGGAACAAAAACGCTTTCAGTGGCTTGCCTTTAAGCGCCGCTTGATTCTCAGATACTGGATCCGTAGGCTTTTGATCATCGGGTAATGGAACCAGTTTTTCTGCATTTTTAATCCCCAAAACATCTAACATGGATCTGTGCAGTTGTGGCAGATCATAAATCTGTGGCGCCATCTGAGCCATTTGAATCACAGCCTGATACTGCACAACGCGCTGGGACATTGTAGCTGCATTAGGATCTGATACAGGAATAATATCTACTTTATCGTAGTCAGATTTTTTAGACTTTCTACCGCCATACTCAGGATCATATTTATAGTCTTCATCGGTATAGTCGCGGATGATGTTCTTGAGAAGCTTAAGCTCCTGCTTCAGAGCAAAGTGTGTACGCGCTTGAACAGCGGACAATACTTTTAACTGTCTCTCGAGTAACGCAAGTGTCGTTCCTACAGGAGCCTGACCTGACATATCTGATATAGACATATCGGCAGTAGCAGCAAAACGTCTGCCTTCTTCGACAATGTTATTGAGCAAGCTGTAAAGAACTTGGCTGGGCTCTTTATAGGGAAGGGGAAGAATAGAGTCGCGGATATTTCCTGACGCTACATCTACATCCCTGAATTCGCCCGGAGCAATTGGGGTATCATCGCCCTTAATACGCAAGCCCCTGGACTTGAGTCCCCCAGGCAGATTTGAAAGAGTTCCTGCATCAACGAGTTGTCGCATGATGCTGGTGGCAGATTTAGCAAACCCGCCAATGAGGTGGAAGAGGCCGAACCCGTAAGCGCCAAAGCCGGGTATGTATTGGTAGTGGACAAAATGCTGGCGCTTGAGTCTGAGCGTATCACCTTCATTCCAATTCCTCCTGATGGATAAAATGTCATTCGTACCCTTAATGATGGTCACGACATAAGGGAACATAATCCCCGTCTCATTTCCATCTTCGTCAACATCTTGAAATCCATCGAGGTCCAAATCTACATGGCACTCATATAAAGTATATCTATCGTCACTCAGGTCGTTAAACCCAGTCTCTTTATCTTTCGCACTTTGAATATCTTCCTTTGCACGGGAAGGCTCGGGCAATTCAATATCACGATAAAAACCAGAGTTTTGTAATTTCAAAATCTCGTTCTTGGTCTTTCTCATCACATGCGTTACTCGATAGCATGTGTCCATATCCGTCGCGCCGTAAGGCAGGATAATATCTTCAGCAGGGATAAAGATAGATACTTGTCTTCCCAGATTGGGGTCAAAGTAAACTTTCTTGAACGCGGAACCCGTTGCAGGCAAAGACCATAACATTCTCTCGTGTTCCGGTCTGAACTCTCTCATCACTTCCGTCAACTCATTGTTCATGTCATCTTCGACATTGGTTGCGATCTCTTTGAGTTGTGGGGTTTCTTTTCCGAGTAACTTAGTCCTGACTGGACCTTGAGCCGGGAAAGTCTCGGTGATCATTTCAGACTGGAATCTAACCACCGCTTCTGTGATCATGGGGTGGAAGACACCGCAAGCTCCATCCCAGGGTTCTGTTCTTTCTTCCATATGAAGACCCAGTAATTTCAGGCCTTCTGTGTATGCTTTCTCCCACTCTTTGCGGGAGTTCTTGTCCATACTAATATCTTTTTCAAGATCTCCTGCCAGTGTTGACAGAGCTCCTTCACTCATCTCATCGGCTAGATTTGCATTAAAGTCGCCATCTTCGCCCTGCTCCATATCAATTTCGAGGTCGCCTGCTTTGATGTGGACTGCTTCAGGATCGACAATCTCAATTTCGATTGGTTCGTTGGCTAGACTTTCGAGTCCGGCTGGTGCTTGATGGAGAGACTTGTCAATCATGATGTTCCTTTAATAATATGCAGCTTTTCGACGGAAATTGATCGGCTCATCTTTCTCGTCGGTATTCAAAGAGAGGAACCCGCCCTGTCTGAATCTGCGCAATGCCTGCGTTGTTGAGTCCACAAGGTCATCGTGATCTGAATTAGGGAAAGCAGCCATCTCTTCTATCAACTCATCTGCCCATCTCGTAGGCGGTGCCCATACTTTACCACTCGCAAAAAGATCTGCTACTGAATTGATTCTCACCATCTTATCATTTCCTCTGCTGGGAGTAAAATCCTGCACCGGAATTCCCATCGCCCTCAATTCAAAAATCAACGGCGCTCCACTCGCCTTCGCCTCAACAATAAAAGCATCTGGCTGCCAATTCCTATATTCCTCTAACGCCACCTGTTTCAACTCAGGAAACTCCATCCTCGCCTTAAACGCATCAAGAAGGATCACGTTCGGGTCTTGAGGGTTCTCGTTCATGTAAAACACACCCCAGGTCGTACAAGCAGAATAGTCAGCCCGCTCAGATTTTGTAAAAGCCGTATCCCAAGACTGAATAATATATTCACACGCGGGGGGATCCTGATCCCACACCCTCCACCACTCTCGCTTCACAATCGCACCTTCTTCAGATGTGGGGGATTGCATGTACTGTGCATTCCATTTTGCAGCGGGGAGTTCAGACTTCAGGGCTTCGAGTTCCTCTATCCTCCAGAACTCTGGCCATAAAGGTTTACCGCTCGGCATGATGGCCGGTAACTGTATAACCTCCCACTTCTCTCCATCCCTGTCGATCATGGACTGAACAATCCTGCCAGTCAGGTCCCGTTTTGCCCAGCGGGTCATAACCACGACGATGGCACCACCAGGTTGTAGACGCTGGCGAGGGCCGGATGTATACCACTCGTAGACTTTATCAAATACGGATGGGTCTCCGGCTGCTAGGGCTGCTTCTTGTTCGGAGTGGGGATCGTCGATGATGAGCAGGTCCGCACCTTTACCCGTTACCGTACCACCGACACCAATCGCAAAATACTCTCCGTCTTTATTCGTAGACCAACGTCCAGCGGCTTTGCTGTCCGATCTTAGATTCACAAATGGGAATATTTTGTGGTATGTCTCAGATGCGACAAGGTTCCTGACTTTACGGCCAAAACCCACCGCAAGTTCAGCTGTGTTAGATGTCTGGATAATTTTTTTACCAGGATACTTTCCCAAAAACCAAGCGGGTAACATAAAGGAAGCAAATTCAGATTTTGTATGACGGGGAGGCATGTTGATGATTAGTCGCTTCAGTTTCCCGCTTGCGATCTCCTCAAACTTCTCAGCCATCAGCTCATGATGGCGTCCGTGTATAAACCCAGGCCACATCTCATTCACGAACAGCATAAAGTCGTCGGCGGCTTTCTCTACGCTCAAGCTCTGTTTGTAGACCTCGAACATATCCCACATCTCCTCCGCCAACTCGGGAGGCATGTTCTGGATCGCCGCTTCCATCTGCTCTACGTTCATGCTAACTCGCTAAACTTAATATACACAGGCCGAACACTCCTGTCCTTGCCTTTGATCTTTTTACACACACCCAACTTCACTAAGTTATCAATAACCCTGTGAACGTTACCACGACCCTTATCTCCCGTGATCCTCATAATATCATCATAAGAAGGCCCGTACCCAAACTCCTTCCACCACATATCTATCGCATCAAATACATTTCTCTCTTTAACCGTCATATCCTTCTCCTTACATTGAGCCTCAGTCAACCGCCCAGGCTTTCTCATCAACTCCAACTCCCTCTTCGTAGGCGTATATTTTATCTTCACTTCAAAAACCCATTTTTTTCCTGAATAAAATCAATAACTTACAAGCGCTCTGGTAATATTACCACCCCTACTGGTAGTAGGGTTATTCGATTTTTAAATATATATACCCCCCACCTCATTGCGTTTCGGAAGGTGACGGGGGGGTTTCTGGGAGATCAACACTTTTTGGGGATGGTTGAGTGAGGGGAATAGTATGCGTAGGATCCCCTGCCCTCTCGCTCGCGTCCGCGGGGGGTGGGGGTGCGGTGGGGTCTGCGCTCTCTGAAATTTCCGCCAATAAAGATGCACCGCCCGAGCGTTTAGGCTTGGCCTCGACGTCGATCACCTGCTTGATGCGCTCCAGTAGTTGCGCTTTGATGTCTCCGCTCTTTTGGTGGATGACTGTTGTCTCTTTGCGCTCCATGAAGGCGCCCACATCGTAGAGCTTGCCGATTAGTTCTAAGGCCTTCATGCGCTGAGCGGGAGGGAAATCCTCATCAATGGAGTGCTTGACTAGCTGATGGATTAGGAGGGCCTTCAATTCTCTGGGGGTTCGCTGTTTCTCCGCCTCAATAGCCAACTTGTAGGCCTCTACCTCTTTTGACACTCTTTCATCACGCGCCAGTATGTAAGGCGCTCTATTCAGCGTGTGCTCACTCTTTGCATTGTAGACATCCTTGTACGCTTGGCGCTTACTAACCGCTCCCTCTGCGAGCTTTCTAGCGTATTCTCTCTGCTTATGTGTGAGCGGTTGTTTTGTCCCCAGTAATTGCTCGATGGGTGTCTTATCTAATGTCTCTCTTATTTGGGCTTTCGAGAGTCGAGGAGGAGCTTTCCTCTTTGCGGGCTTTTCTGTATCAAGTGACATTGTGCGTCCTCATAATGGTAACGTTTCCATGAGTATAAACGCAGACACCGCACCTCTGCAACACTCGAGCGCCACAAAACCCCTCAAAAACAGAAATACTCCCTTATAAATCAATAACTTACATGCGTTGGCACGAATCTTGTCTGTTATATATATGTAAGGGTCGAAAATGTTAGCCCTTATTTTCTGCAACTACTGGAGAGCATAAATGAAAGTAACACAGTCACTCATTGAAGATTTTGTAATCAGCGCCCGCAAGAATGACATTCACAAC